CTCCTCCATCTCCGCCTCGCTCAGTGCGCGGAGCGCCTTCTGATCAAGCACCTGAACGTATCCGGGTTCGACCTGCGGAAGCTCTTCAGCCAGCCTCGCAGCCAGCAGGTAAACAATAGCCTCGTACCACCGCTGCGGCACCTCGATTTCCTGCGTCAGAGAGCCTACATCCATGATGTACCGTTTCACATAAGTCACCACCTGACCCAGCGCCTGAGACGGGTTTGGCACAGGCCAGATGTACATCACAGGTTCATTTAGGGTTCGATCCAGCCAGAACTGGAGCGGCTTGCCAGTGAACGTCTTGTTGGGCAGGTTCGAGTAGCTGTCACGGTTCAGACGCGCCATGACGATCTCGTTTGGGGTGTTGCCGACCAGAACCGTGTCCTGATCCAGCAATCCACCCGGAGCCACCACCCGGAAATACTGCGTGGCAAGGCTTCCATCGATGTCCACCCAAGTCCACTCGCCAGCCGTCTGACCCGGATCTGAAACGCTTTTGACCGTTGTCCAGACCACATTGTCCGGGCTGATTTGCAGGTTGAAGGCCACCGACGCGCCCAGCCAGTTGATCCCGACCGTAGTAACGATCTCGGAGGTGCCAAGGTTGAAGGTGACGCGATCTACCGCCACCGTCTCCGTGACGGGCGTCAGGTACTGGATGGTGCGGTAGTTGGTGTTCAGCAGGTCAACGATGCCGTTGCCCACGGGGATAGCCGCCTGATTCTCGTACAGAGGCAGGATCAGCTTATCGATACACCAGAGTTGGATGCCGCGATTGGCAAGGCTCGACAGGATCAGGTACAGCGACTCCTGCGCGACCGTCATCTGCTCACCACCCACCCCCTCGGGGGGTAGGCGGCACTTGCGGAACGCATGGTCAATGACCTTGCGCGTATTGAAAATAGTCTGCGAGACCGTTCCAGAAACTGCCACTTTTTTCTCCTATAAGCCGCAGTTCGCCGGAATTTGGCGATCTCGATGGACTACATTTTATTGCCGAATCAGCACTTAGGGGTGCGGTTATGTACTGGTACGCCCTTCTTGACCGAGCCGCCTTTCTTCATTGCTGGTGCAGCAGATTGGGTGGCGTAAGCGGGAACCTTCCCAGTCGCCCTAGCAGCCGCTCCAGCCTGATTCATTGGCGGCGCTGGGAACCTACCGCCGGGAGCAGGGTTTCGACTCATGCCCCTAGCTACGCCACTCAGACCAGAAGGCCGACCAGCAACTCCCGCCTGATTCATTGGTGGCGCAAAGCTACTTGGTCGAGCCGCAGCCGCTTGATCGGCGTACTTCTGAGCCAAGCTTGCCATTTGAGAAGGCGCATTTGCTGCCGACCCAGTGGGCGAGGCTGGTGCGTCAGCCGACATCAGATAGCCACCAACCTCAAGCTTCTTGGGCTGACCGCCCTTCTTCAGCTTGGTCATTGGCTTGCCGGGGTGCATCGCAGCTTCATGCTTGTGGACAGCCTTGCTGATGACCTTCTTGTCCATAGCAACGTCTTCATGGACGGAGCCACCCTTCTTCTTGCCCATAACAGCGTCATAAGCAGAACGGGCGCCCTCACCGATCTTGCGGGGGATATACATCAAGGCATCACCTACGGCACGACGGTCGGCCTCGTTCTCCATGCGCTCACGCTCATAGTGCTGGCGCTCGGCGTCACGCATCTGGCGATCCATCTTCTCGCCGCGAGCCTGTTCCATCATCATGCGCTCACGCTCGGTCATCTGACCAGCGCCACGCTTTGCAGGAGCCGCATTCTTAGCCCTAGCGTTTTCCTTGACCATTTGGCGCACATCGCCGCCATCTTGGTAGCAAACCTTGCCACCCTTCTTGTATTTGTCGCCAAAAAGCTTTTCGTACTGGGCGTTTGCAGGAAGATTCGGGTCATATTTCGGATGCTCATACACCTTCTTTGCCTGAGCCGGATTTAGACGCCGATGACCTCTCTGATCATAAAGTTTTTCGTACTGAGCGTTGGCTGACATCTTTGGATCATGCTCAGGATGCGACCAAACCTTTTTGGCCTCATCAAAACTAAGCTGCCGATAGCCTTTGTCGTCAACATCACCGCCCTGCTGGTATTTTGCCTTGCCGCCATCCTTCAATCCGACCATTTCACGCTCTTCATGCTTGATCAGCTTGGCAGGAGCGCCCGCTTTTTTGAGCAAAGCGACCTCTTTTTTGACAATTGCCTCGGGTTCGCGCTTCATTCCGACCAATTTTGCGGATTTTTCGCCTTTTTTAGCGTTTCCGCCGTCTTTATAGCCCGCAGCCTTCTTCTCAGACAGGGCAATAGCCATCGCTTGCTTAGGATTCTTGACGATTGGCCCCTTTGCCGAGCCAGAATGCAGGTCGCCGCGCTTAAATTCGCCCATAACCTTGGCAACTTTAGCCTGACCCTTGGTCGGAGCCTTGCCGCCACGAGCGTAGCCGCTGACTGATGGGCGAGCAGTCGGTGTTGGGAAGGAAAACTCACCATATTTGAGTTTGCTCATGATTTCTTACCCTTCTGCGCCATGCGCATATTGTCTATAAGGTTTGGGTATGGCCTTCCAGCGGCTTTTGCAGCCTTCTTTGCAGCCGATTTCTGTCCCGACGAGAGCTTTTTAGGCTTCGGCAGGTCGTCAGGACGGGGCTTATCCCAAGGTGCCTTGACCTTACCGCCCTTTTTAAACGCCATTTTCTGTCCGATCATGTCAGCAGTCCCATTTCCGCAGTGCTTTGTTAATACGGGAATCTGGATCACGCGCTGTCTTGGCAGAGGTCAGCTTCGACTTCATGCCCTCCATGCGTGAGCAGAACGAGCTACGACGCGCAGCCTTGGCTGGACTCTTTGCCGCAGCCTCTTTGGACACCGGAGGCTTTAAATTACTGCCAGTCGCACGATTGTAAGCGTCCCGACCGGCTTGACTCAAGCCACCCTCGGGATTCTTATGCTTGGCAGTGAGCTTTACCTCGCCGCCCTTTGCAAAATGCCAGCCCTTAATGATCGCCATCATTAGCTCCAATCACCAATCTCGGTGTTAGCGCCAGTAGCGCCAACAGGCCACAGCGAAACACTTGACCCAGCAATAATTGTTACACTCGTTCCACCGACGCTTAAAGCAAAACCAAACTCAACTGTTCCAGCCACACTTACATCAAAAGAACCCCTAATTCTTGCTGTCGCTGCCGCAGCAGCAGCCGCAGAAGCAGCGGAAACAGTGACGGCAGTAGTAAATCCAGTTGTAATTCTGTTCTGCATCAATGTTGACGCTGTTGGCGTAACAGCTAATGCAGGGAAGTTTGCTACAACTTCATAGTCATGAGCAGTCAAAGTTGCAGTAGTACCCGCTGCTACGAAAGCATATTGCAAAGCCTTTGCTGACGCGGCGGCGTTTGTAACAGTAAAGTTTATTTCGTACTGGTAACGAGTCCCGGCCTGTACTGATACTTTTTTACCAAAAATTGTTTGAACTACTGTCGATGAATCAACTCCAGACCTATTTGCGTCTAACTGGAACATCTGCATTGATTGCAATACGGCTCGCTGAGTTCCGTTTGGCGTAAAGTACAAAGACTTGCCATCATATTCAACAGCGCCTTGGAATGGCGTCGTCAAAAGTACGCCGGGGTCAAGATCCATTAATGCGACTGTTGCAGTACCAGCGCCAGCATGAATCCATGCATCTGGGGTTGGTACAGTGCCAGCACCGAACGGCTTTGGTGTATACACAACCTCGCCGACCCGGAGCTTTTCTGATGCGGTCGATCCAGAAGACATTGTTTTGAGAACAAAATCAAAATCTTCAGCCCCCGAGGTAACCGTTGACGCAACAGCGTCAATAATTCCGCCAATTTCTAAATTGCCGTTTGGTACAGTCTCTACCTGAAACTCAATGCCAGCACCAAAACCAGCAACCGGAGTATTAATTGTGGTGTGGGTCAACCTCAACACGGGCGTCGATGTGTTGGTAACCGCATCACCGACTACGCCATGAATGGTTCTGTCTGGAGACGTAGTGTTTACGCCAAGGTATGGGTTGTAAACAGTACCAAGATTATTGTTGTTGGTTATGCGGACAACGTCTGTATTGGGGTTGCCATTCACCATCGCGGCAAATGCAATATCAAAAACTTCCTGACCGGAAGATAGGATTGTTGATTGGGTATAAATTGACCCGCCGATTTTGTAGGTGTTTGAGGATGTCTCTGTAACAAACTCAACTCCAGTACCAATGCCCTGCTGTGGCGTTCCAGAAGTTGCATGAGTAAACCTTGCGACTGCAACTGGATCATCGTCGTTAATGTCTTCCAAGAAGACTTCAAGCCTAGACTGAGGAGAGGGAGTTCCGATACCTACGTTGCCCGTGTACTTCAACCTCATAACTTCTGCCATTGGTGTGCCAGAACTCATGAGATTAAATACAAAATCAAAGTCTTCAATACTTGAAGACACATTTACAGCGACCGCATCAATCGATGCGCCAACTGTTACGTTACCGGCGTCATTCTCTACGCCAAACTCAATCGCAGATCCAATGCCATTGCCAGCAACGCCAGAGAGCGTTGTGTGATCGGCGCGGACTACCGAGGTTACACCATTGATATTGAGGTCTTGAGATACCCCGTGAAAAGTTGCTTGCGGGTTTGTTGTATTGACGCCAAGCTCAAACGCACTAGTAAAGCGGGCAACCTCAGTCTGAGCGCCACCAATTACAGAACGAATAGCAAAATCAAAAAACTCAAGCCCAGCAGTTGGGTCTGTAACGATAGACTGAAGTGCGGTGCCATTCACAACCGCGCCACCACCAGTCTCAGACGCAAACGTCAAGCCAGTACCAAAGCCAGCAAGCACTGTGCCTGTCGTAACGTGTTCTAGCGTAGCGGCAGTCGATACCGTGTTCGTTGCAGTGTCAGATACAACAAGCGTTGGATTGACCGACGCAAAATCTTTAATTTGATTGGCAGTCAGCTTGACCGACGTAGACGACTGAACGGACTCGAATACTTCCAAGCCCGTTAGCGCGGTTCCCGCTGGTAGTGCCGGTATGGTTATATAAGCCATTACGCCACCTGCTGAACGGTAATAATTGCAGACGGTGTTGCTGGTCGAGTTGGGTTAATTTGTGGCGCAATATGAGAAAGCTCGACGCCAGAGTTGTTTGCAGACCACATGATTTGCACAAAATCATTTGGATTTACTGCAATCCCCATAATGTTCCAAGCGGCAACGATCTTGCCCGAGTTCCCACCATGACTAGACGGCACATCAATCTCAGTATTTGAATCAGGGTAATCAACACCGTTAAGACGAACCCAAAAACTTGCAGTATGAATTTGGCTGTCCGAGTTTGTCAGTTGAAATGAAAATTGCAGGTTATAAGTACCCGGATTTGCAATTGTGATGTCCGTGTTGCCCACAACAGAAATGCCTTGCGAAAAGGCAGTATTCTCAACAATTACAGCATTCGCAGTGTTTGCTACATAGTTCTGATCGAGGACGCTATAAAAAGAACCGTGGTTTGTTATCACGGCATTGATGTCGTCGATAGTTGACTGGACGTTTGCGCCGCTTTGAACAAGAGGAACAAGCTCTGCGCCAGTAAGCGTAGATGCGGCAGTCATTGCCGAAATTTTAGTGTTAGCCATCAGCCAACCTCCAATTGAATGTTGCCGCTAGTCTCCATCAGGAATACGCCTGTGGTTTCCATTGCGATGAATGAAACCGCGACCGGGGCTGCGCCTCCGTAGAGATCCACAACCCCGCCAGCGCCAACGTATTCACCAAAAGTTGCCGACGTAGTGACGTTTTTGGCGACAACACCCTCAGCGAACCCATCAGTGGTGTTCGCCTGATTCGCTACGCCAGAGTAGCCAACGTAGGCCATTACTGGATACCAGCTTGAATAACTGTCATTTGCACGACGCCAGTGCCTGTTACAACGACCTTGATTGCGGTCACAGGGAATGCGTAGTTGCCATCAGCATCAGCAGCAGCGCCATTCAGCGTCGGGTGGTCGTACCAAGTCGCGGTCGCCGGATTGAAGTTGGGCGCAAAAACATCATCGAAGGTGTGCTGAACAGTGTATGTCGGCGAGCCACTGGTGATGTTGCAGCCAATCCCGACGTTGAACGGACTGGTATTCAAATTCATTACGCACAGGTCGCTAGAGCCTGTGTTTGTACGAGTCACAACCATGCGTCTCATAATTGACTCCTGAAAAGAAGGGGAGCGAACTCCCCTCCTGTTACTTCATCGCGTAAACAACTGTGCATTGATAAATGCCCTGTGTGGTCAAGATCGTTCCATCTGGATCGAGCGTGAACACGACATTGGTGTTTGTACCAACGTCAGACATTGCATCAAGTTGCGCAGCAGTAAAGGCTAGTGACGCACGACCGCCGCCAATGACATCGGTAGCCGACAGGTATTGAGTACCCGCAGCAGCAGTGCCAATAGTTGCGTTGATCAAGGTTGCCGTACCAGCACCAACAGATTCCGCCTGAGTCTGATCAATAAAGAAATCCAGAATCTGGGAACCGGCAGGGATGGCAATCGTCCCACTAACAGCGGTACCAGCAGAGACAGTCGTAAGCGATACGGTCTGCATCAACACGGCATAGCCGCCATTGGTAGCCTCGGTCAGTGCGTCGCCAGCAGTCAGCGTCGAACCAAAGTAGGTATGCGATAGGCTTGGCGTAGACATTCCGTTCTCCTTAAAAGACGCCGAGGGCGATTAAGCCCCCGGCAGGTTGATTAGATGCCCGCAGTACCGTAAACGGTACGAGGATCAGTCCAACCCGGAATGTAACGCTCAGTTGCCTTGTAACGCATCGAATCGGTCTCGAAATCACCTTCCATCGATTTCTCAAGCGCACGACGCATCATCAGTTGCAGACCGACCTTCGCGTCAGTCTTGATCCACCAAGCGGTAGTCGAAGTCAGACGAGACAGGTTGGCTTGACCGCCACCGAGCATACCCATCGACTTGACTGGGTTGATGTCGTTGTTGGCGTTACCAGTACGCAGAACCGACTTCAGCAGAACTTCTGCTTGGAAGACGTTCGACGGGCTGACAACCAGCTTCTCAGGAGTCAGACGAATACGCTTGCCGTTGTTGTCAACAGCGTTGCGGATCTGAATCAGGATCTGCTCAAGCGAGGTCTGCGACAGAGCCGCAGGAGTGGTCAACTGGTTCGAGAACGAGCCAGAAGCGATTGGGTGAGCCGTGTTAACCAGCGACACGCCGTCACCACCAGCGTAAGCACCACCAGTGAACGAACGGTTCAGGATGTTCGCGCACAGGGTCTCTTTGGTCTCGATCAGCGACTGAGCGAGGTGCTTGGCGTAAGTTTGACCGATTGCAATGTGGTCACCGTCTTCCACCAGAACCTTGGTCAGAGCAAACGCCAGACCATAGACCTTATAGACGTAACGTGCGTTGAACAGCACACCGCCCGACTGGTAGGTCACAGGCATACCGTCCGGCAGTTCCGGCGCAGCACCAAAGCCGTACAGCACTGGCTCTTCATGGTAGTTGCGAGGAATACCGTTACGCTGCGTGAAGACCTGCTTCCATTCGTCTGCGCGTTGATCGTAGATGCCGTCGAACTCTTCGTTCAGGATCGGCTCAACAATCGAGCGGAAGTCGGTGGAACGCATAGGAACTGCACACATCACGATACCGCTCTTTACCATCGAGGCAAAGAGAGCATCGTGCAGCTTGTGGGCTACGCCTTTGAAAAAGCCGCTGATCTTCGAGATTGCGGTAGAGAAAAGTTTATTCATGTCCGCTCTCCTTAGTATGCAGCGATAGTTGCGACGTTCTGATGCTCAGAAATCTCAACTTGGCACACAACGTAGGTGTCACCGAACGCATTGTCCGGGCCGGGGGTGATACCAATCAGACGCATCTGGGCATTAGCAGCAGACGACGAGACATCCAGCACAGCTTGGCTCAAACCAGTGGTCAGAGAGCCAGAAGTGATGCTGCCAAAGTCGAATTGCTCGCCAATATCGTCCACGTTGACCGCAGCGTTAGACTGGATCTGGTAGACGATGTATGGGTCGAGGGTGATATAGGCAGTGATGTTTGTGCCAATATTGCCGCCAACCCACTTGTTGGAGACGCGACGACGACCGTCAGAATCGGTGAACTCTACGCCCATGAAGGTGCCGACAAAAGCATCGCCAGCAGCAGCAGGAACAACCACGCCAGCCGAAATCTTCACAGGTTGATACTGGAGGATATTGTTGGCGTAGTTGTCGGTCATCGTCATCGCCTGTGGGCGAACGAAGCCACTAGAGTGATACACCGGCTGAAAGCCAAAAGGTGCATTAATAGTGTTCGACATAATATTTCCTTAAAAATATGTCAGATCAAACCCTTGCACCCATGCTGCACATCAAGTGAAGACAGGGCGCTCGGGAACTCTGCGCAAGTCCGACATACCGTCACCTTCGATCAACCTGCCACCCGCTCGTTCAGCTTGCTCCTGCATAGCCTCGGTCATGGCTACCAGCTTCTCATCTTCACGCAATGGTGCATTGAAGTGAGCCTCCTCCATAAACGCATGATAC